GTAGCGACGGTACCTGCGTAACCCGTCGCACTAACGCCGGTAACGTTGACTCTAGCCTTAGCAGCTACAGTCTCTTCACCTAAATACGTCGTGCCTTGAACGCCGGTAACGTTGACTCTAGCCTTAGCAGCTACAGTCTCTTCACCTAAATACGTCGCGCCTTGAACACCGGTAACGTTGACTCTAGCTCCTAAGGCTACAGTCTCTTCACCTAAACTGGATGTGGCAGAAACGCCGTCGACGAATACTTGGGTGAGGTTCCGTCCCCACAACCCACGGGACCACGGACCGGAACCCCACCCTATGTATTCGTTGGATGAAGCCACCAAAGCACCACTTAGGCGATACGGATAATCGCGTTCGAAGCGTCAGCAGCGGGGAAGATAATAGTGAAATCACCGTTGGTCGAAGTCTTATCCCCGCCGAAGGCCAGAACTGCTACGGCCTTGCCGCCCTGCGTGCTGTTGTAAATCAACGCGCCGTTTGCGGTAATCGTAGCGGTAGACCACGTGGTATCGTTGAAATCCAAGAACGCGGTGGTACCCGACGACGTCGGAGCGACGGCGGTCAGGGTTCTGCCCCCGGCGGTATAGCCCGTACCGGACGTTTCGTTAGTAGCAGAGTACGCCGTAGTGGCCGCACTCATCGTTGCAGCACTGGTGTACAGCGCGATCTTGAACGTGTCGGCGGTAGTTGCGGCACGAACTACCGAAGTACCGAACGCGTGGATGCCGTTAAGCGTCTCTACTTTGAAACTGGTTGCCATTGCTTGAGTAATAGGCATGATATGGCTCCTTAAACTCGATTGATAATATGAGCCATGTCACCATGACCCTGCTTAGTAAGCTCCGCACACAGAGTCGTCTTGTACGACTTGATCGTCTCGTGCATGTAGAACACTAACACATGGCGAATTTTATCCCTAAACACCATAGCTTGCGCTTTGACCATAGGGTCCGCCGTTTCACTAACGTACATAATCTTGTCTAACGCGCGCTCTGCCAGCTCTTCCGGCGTAAATCCCCGGTTGTCTGTAGTCAGCACAGTAAAATTGAGAGATGTCTCACCCTTTGCGTCAAACACTTAGTACTCCCTTACATCACTTTGATACGAACTTGACCGCTGCGATACGCGTCCTGACGATCGCGGCCATCACCTAGAACTTTCAGTTTGCCAAGGGCGTCTTGATACTGCTCCATGTATTTCGTGGTCGTATCCGCCTCACCCTTAATGAACATATTAGCTTCAACCAGCGACCCGTACAAGAGCACGGTGTCGAAATTATCACCAAGCCAAGATGTACCTGCCGTAACGATGCTCTCGGGGTAGTAGAAGTAATGCAGCTCGACCGAGTATGCGGCGTCCGGCGTAGGCCCAAGGATAAACGCAGAATTGTCGAACACTGCGTAGTGCGTGGGCGCCCCTGTAGTGGCCGGGAAGGGGAACGCCGCCCGGATGTAGTTCACATCCTTGTTCAACAGGTACGTGTACTCGCCCGTGGACGGGTTAATCGCCGCCATAGAAAACGTGGCCAGCCAATCAGACGGCATCCCAAGATACTTATTCCCCGAAGTTGTAGCGCCCGTCACATTCTTACGCAGTGCCGGAATCTGTACCGTGTTGTAGACCTTTTGCTCTGTGGCCTTCACGAAGTTCGGGATGTTAGCCACGAACGTGCTATCGCTCGCTTCGATATAGTCTTCAATCGCGGTTACAAGTTGTGAATAATTCATGTCGTCACCACCGTTACGTTTCCTACACTGCTATCCGCCTCCAAGGGGTTCGGCGTAAGCCCGTTATCGTCAGCACTAGCCCCGCCTACCGGGTTCCAACCCCACAGAATGTCGCGGCTGGCTACTAACGAAGTGTCAGGGCGCGGGTTACGCAGTGCCTGCGGGTCGTCAACCGGATACATCCCTAGCTGCAACTGCGGCTGATCCGGGTTCCAACATTCTGGACACGCAAGAATGTTAGTGATCTTCGTCTTGATAGTCAACGGTTTAAGCTTGGGCAAGTCGTATCGCTGGCCGCATACATCGCAGAACCCAAACGCCTTTTTGCCCTGAACAAACCGGTTGCCCATTCAACTACCCACGCCCGATAGCGTACATCCGTGGAACAAACCGGTCGGGGGCCTTCTCACGATCCTCGGTCGACGCCTGTAACCACTGCTCTTCGTACTCAGCCTTCAACACCTGCGAGCGTGTCTCAGCGCCGGGGATTTTCAGCGATAAGTAGTAAGCCAACCCAGAGACCATCACAGGCAGGAACCGGAACGGAATATCTTGCGTGTTGGTGCCGTTACCGACGTCGTCCATGCGACGCAGGCGCCAGTAAACCAGCGTGTAAGTCTGCGAATTATCAGGGACCGGCCAGACCTTGACTGACGGATTATCCGTGCCACGGTGGATGTAGATTTGAATGGGGCGCCCTGTACTTGTCTTGGTAGGAATCGACGCGTACGTAGAAACCGAGATGCGGCTGATGTTCAGATCCGACTGGGTGGATCCGGTACCCGTGCGAATAACATGCTCAAGCAGATCAACAGTGTCAGCGGGTAGCGCGTACGTCGCCATACCAGCGGTTAGAACTTGAGTTCCTTCCTCGATGGTCCACATATTGACGCCACGATTAGCCCACTCCAGCAACATAAGATTGAGGCTGCGGCGAGCCGTACGGAAGTCATAACCAGACCTCAGCTCAGCGCCGCAACGCTCAAATGCCTCTTCGAAGATGTCGTTGACATCAAGGTTAAACGCTGTCGTCCCCGTCGTAGCCATCAGTACACCTTACACTTTTTACCGCCACGAGCTTTACCGTAGCCGCGAACCTTACCCCCGCTGAAATACCGCAGGGGTTTGTCCGACCGAAACGTCGGCTTGTCGACGCTAAACGGCTCTGCTTTATCGTCGGCACCCTTACGGTCCGGAGACAAATCACGGAGCTTTGGCGGCGTGTATTTCGGTTCTTCGAGATACGTGTACGCTTTCAGTAGCGCAGCGGTCTTGTCGGTAGTCATGTCAACAGTTCCACGCTTTCAGGATTTTGTTAATACGGCTATTCGGGTTTTGCCTTCTTTACGAGTCCACGCGGGCGACTTAGGCATCAACGCAGGCGGCAGGAGAAATATCACCGAGCTTGATCCCCATCATTTCACCCCGCGAAATTTAATGCCGCGCGTCGCTGCACCGCCGCCACGACAGACAGAGCCGCCTTTGGCCATTTTAACGCTACCGCCGCACTTGTAACCGAGGACTTCTTTACGAGCGCGATACTCTTCACGAGCGGAGTCCTTGTCAGGTTCAAAAAAGTCCATAACCGGATCGGCGAAGTATTTACGGATGCCCTTCGTAACCATACGTTTGAATGGCCCGTCGTCCTTCTCTTTGTCAAAATGAGCGCGCGCATCAGCGTACGCTTTCTGCATCCGTGCGCGTTTGGCTTCTTCTGGCGTAATCATGGTTCACCTCAACCGTAGAAAATAGTGACGGACGTAACATTCGTCAGCACAGCGTAAACGCCAGAACTGAACAGAACGCCCTCACCGGGGACAACAATGTCGTGTAATCCAGCGGATGCCGGGGTGTTGAGCGTCAAGAGGACAGTACCTGAAGCGCTGCCGTCTCGGAAAACAACACTGCCCGCAGTGGCGGACGACGCGAGCGCAAAACCCTTAAGGCGGGTGCGCCCACTAATCATCGAGCCGCTTGCGGTAGCAACCGCGCTTAAAACGTCGGTCTGCATACCCATGACAGGCTCCTAATTAAGAAGCGGAGATAGCAGCGAGCGTGTCGCAGCGCAGCCAGTTAGAGCCGTCGTAGAACGCCAAAACGGGGGAGCCAGCGGCGCCGTTGGAGAAATAAGCGACAGAGCCAGTGGTGGCCGACGGGGCGGCGGCGACCGTAAAGGAGCCAAGATTTACCGGACCAGCGAACGAAGTTTGAGCCATGATGTTTCCTCATGCACGAGTCGCCCACCAGTCTGTGCATCGTCCGCCGGGCCGGTCTGCTGGGCTGTGACTAAAGTCCCGGGATTGACGGACTTATACCACTACAACTACTGGGTGTCAACGGGCGAAACGGGCACAAACGAAAAACCCCGCCGAAGCGGGGTTCCAAACACACCTAAGTGCTTGATTTTACGGCTTATGCACCGGGGCTGCCGTAGACACCCAGAGCGTCGCTCACGCCAAAAGAATAGCGCTCACGGCTCTTGTAACGCACGTTACCGGTGTCGAAATCACCGTCCATACCAGTGCTGAGCGGGGTACGGACAAAGTGCTTCAGACCGTTGGGCACATCCGTGGTCAAGAACCAAGCGTTGCTATCGGTCAACCAGTGGTTAACAGTGTAACCGCCCGGGATGGAACCGTTGTTCTTCAACGCATTGATGTCGTTGTCTGCCGTGGCCACACGGTTTTCCGTTTCCAGAATACGGGTAGCAACGAACTGCAAGGACGGCGGGATGATAAGCTTCTTCGGCTTAGCCGCGATCAGCAAACC